GAGTCAATACGAAAAGGGGTAAATTGTCTAATGTACTTGTTACGGACATACTCTGCTGCTGTCATTCTAAAATAGTTGTGAATTGCTGCGATCCATTCGTTGTAGTCTCGCATTGGGTGATTGGGGTAAGTTGTTTTCATGTGTAGAATTTAAGGGTTAAAAAAATGCCCCCCGAATAAAAATTCAGGGGTTGGTTTACCTATTGCTTGCCATCAATCATGGGCTAAACCCATAATATCATTGACCTTATATCGGTTAGGTTTGTAAGTAGGGGTAAATACTTTGATGCCAGATTCAAGCCCATAAGATACTCCAGTGTGGAACATAATAAGGGCAATGGCTTCGGCATCCATCCACTCCTTAAAAGTTAAACGGACTCCAGTTTGGTCATCATACATCTTGTCGGTAGGCTCAAATAGTTCTGCTTGATAATAGCCAGCTCCAGATTCAAAGATGTGGATGGCTCTGTCTTTTGATGTGATTAAGGTAATTGTCATGGCTGTGGTTTTAATTATTGGCAAATGGTGTCTTGTAAAAGGCCTATCACATAGGCAACCGCTAATAAAGCGAGTAAAAGTTTGATTGGTGCTTTCATAATTAGGCAATTTGTATGGTTTTAATTCTATCGTTAAATTCGGCAGATGGCCCGATGGCAGTTTGCATCCAAGTATCAAAAAAAGTATTAATCTCTTTTTTTGTCATGTTAGGGGTGCGACTATACAATACAAAAGAAAATGCTTTTTTGGGATGCATGCAAAATGCAAGTCCTTTGTCATCTGATTTGTAAGAATAAATCGTTTCATTCATTAAACCTTTTGTAGTGCTTGTTAAATTGTAAGTTTTCATGGTTAAATCGTTTGGTTATGGATGCAAGATATAACACTTTTACACATTAACCAAAAATATTTTTAATTTATTTTTATTTGCCTATATTTGTGGTATGGAAAAGCAGAAACGAGGTAGGAAGCCAAAGCCTGCACATCTGAAAGTGCAAATGGTGGCCGCTTATCTAACAAAGGAACACAAAGATTTGATTATCAGCAACTATGGTAGTTTAACAAAAGCTGTTTTGCATGAAGTTATTGGCAAAATCCATGCAAATCAATACCTTGAAAAACAAGAGGAGACCTATTTAAGCCATCAGTAATGGATATAGTTATAGCCTTGGGAACTGGCAGCCGGTGGATGGACAATGAGCTTAGGTATGCTCTAAGGTCGATTGAGAAGCACCTCAAAGGCCATACTGGTAGAATCTTACTAATAGGTCAAAAGCCTAAATGGGTAAAGAATGTTGATTACTATGACATACCAGATGTGCCAGGCCGCAAGAACTTTAGCATCTTTCAAAAGATACTTACTGGCTGTGAGATGACCAATACTGAGGATTTTATATTCTGGAATGATGATCACTTTTTACTAAAAGACCTCCATGTCAACCAATTTAGATACTGGTATGATGGGCTTTGCAAGCAATGGGCTGAGAAAGCCACTGGGTTATATAAACGAGCCATCACAAATACAGCCAATCTGCCGGGATGCAATGACCTTTATACAGATATTCATGTTCCTATTGTTTACAATGCAAAAAAGTTTGGCAAACTGCTAGACCTAGATTGGAAGCAAGAGTATGTCATTAAATCGGCTTATACTAAAAACATGGAAGGCGGTTTTGAGTACATGGCTGACCTTAAACTAAACCAGCAATACAATATAAGTACTTGGATGGGCAAATTGCATAATCGCTTATTCTTTAGTATTGGTTCTTATGCAGTTAATGCTGACTTTAAGATAATGATGGAAAAGCGATATCCTAGGAAATCACAATACGAGAAATGAAAATATTCATACAAAGCCCCAACATCAATAGCCGACATGGTGGCATCAGAGTCATCAATGAATGGGCTAATCGATTAGAATATTATGGCCATACTGTTATTTTATATAATCAAGCTGGCCCAGTTCGGTGTGATTGGATGACCATAACTTGTAAGATTGTAAATACCACTAACTTACTTGCAAGCTCAGATTTATTAATCGTAACGAGCCCACATGGTGCTTCTTTGTTATACAAAGACAAACCAGTAAAAAAGGTAGTCTTTTTACAAATGTTAGAGCATCTGTTTAACATAACCAACAAGGCATTTTTTGATAGTTGCTTTACCCTATACTCTACAAAATACCCCCTAATCTCTATTAGCCAGTGGAATATCAGAATATTACAAAACACCTACAAAAGAAAAGGACCTATATTTTATGTAGGCAATGGGGTAAATCTGGAAGACTTTACCATAAGCGATAAACCTAAAGAGGGTAGAGTAGCCTTATTGGAATCTCCAGAGCCAACTAACATGGCTAAAGACACAGAAAAGATTGCAGTGCAAGTAGCTAAAAATCTGAGAGAAAAGGGATGGGCAATTAAGGGATTTGGCTTAAAGAAGCCAGTAGATAGAATCTATTCTGAATATCACGTAAAGCCAGACCTTGCTACTATGAATAGGTTATATGAGGAGTCAACCATAATGATTAAGGCTACTAAATATGATGCTAGGTCCACTGCCCCTTTAGAGGCTGGCACAAAGGGTACTGTAACGATACGATCTATAATAGATGGGGATGATGACCTTAATGAGTCTAATAGCTTTAAGACTGGCTATTCTTATGACAAGTTATTTGATGCCACGATGTTTGCCATAAATCATCCAGACCAACTAAAAGAAAAGTCTGATAATATTCGCAAATACACCCAGACTTATACTTGGGATTATTGGATGGATAAAATCAATCAAATCTTATGCAGCTTATAGTCGGATGCGGTCCTAATTGGCCTAAAAGAGAAAATGACATTTTTTTAGATGTAAGACCATTTGATAATGTGGATGTCGTACATGACCTAAACATAACTCCTTGGCCTTTTGAGGATGATTCAATGACCGAAGTGTCAGCCATTCATGTGGTAGAGCATCTTAACAATTTGCTAGATTTTATGAATCAAAGTCACCGCATACTACAAAAAGGGGGTGCATTATACATAGAAACCCCAGAAGCAGGGGCAAACCCAGACTTGCAATTTGCTGACCCAACTCATGTCAGATGTTACCGCAAGCATACTTTTATAAACTATTTTACATTATCTGAAGCTCATAAATTTGGCTATACTGACAAGCTCTGGGCTATTTTGCACATAGACACTAAAGATGGAAACCTTATTGTCCACTTAACACCCATAAAATGAGAATCTTAATTGTTGCCCTTGAATACTTAGAACCAGAATGGCTAGAGACCCTAAAATGTATCGAGGAAACTGGGTTACCTTATGAGATCGTCAGTCGGGATGGGGTAGGAAATATGTCAAGGGCTTACAATACAATCATAGCCAAAAACAAAGAGGCTGATTATTATTGGTTTGTCTCAAATGTAACTTTTAAGCCACAAATGCCTTATGAATTGGCTATGGCTTGCGAGACATTGGGATGGGCTGGCATCCATCCGGCTATGGCCACATCTGATCATAGATTTCAATGGCCAAATGGACACGAACCCAAAGAGACCCCTTTTATAGAATGGACCGCCCCTATGGTTAATGCAGAGGTCTTTAACTCTAATCCCTTAGACGAAATGCTGCCTTACTACTATATGGACCTTGACTGGTGCCATCGGGTGAAGCCTAAAAAGGTAGGTGTGCATCACAGTCAAGTCATCGGGCATACTTATCTAAGAAACAAAAAGGAGCATCCTATTGGTCAGCTCAGAAAGCAGCTAAGAAACTACTGGACCCCAATCAGTCAAAGACACATGCTGCAAAAATGGGGTAAAGACTGGCAACAAGATTTATGGCCTAAATAAAACAAAATGACAACACTAGAACTACATGGAATTTATCATGAACTTGCCTTTTGGCAGCAATTTGTAAAGACCGACCGATTCCTAAAGGGATGGGTAGGTAAAGTTAAGACTCCAGAATTAAATCAAGAGGTGGCAGACTTTATTAAAAGTGTTCCAAATGATACAGTCTTAGATGTCGGCTCGGGAGTCTGCTCAATACTAAATGGGTTAGTAAATGTAACCGCTTGCGATCCTTTGGGAGACCTTTACAAGCTAGTCTTTGACTTTGAACGGCATAAGCTAAAAGCTCCATTACCCTACCCAGCAGAGGAGTTGCCCTTTAAGAATGAGTTTGACATTGTACATATCTCAAATGCCTTAGACCATACCCAAGAGACCAGAAAAGCCTTGGATTTGTTATTACAAGCAGTTAAGCCCGGAGGGTATCTAATCGTGCAAGGGTTTTTCAACGAGGCAACACATGAGAACTGGCAAGGCTTTCATCAGTGGGATATATCATTAGATGATCATGGCTGCATGGTTATCTTAGGAAAAAAGTCAAAAACCATTATCGCATGGCCTCCACATAAGTTTGCAACAGTGAATTTATTAGGTCGGGATTGGTATTATTGGATCATAAAAAAATAAACATGGTAATCTGCTGTGATATCGATGGCTGCCTAACAGATGGCAAAATCTGGGTTGACCATCAGGGGAATATAATTAAGTCCTTTAATAATAAGGACATAGGAGCCATCAAAGAGCTAATCTCTATGGGCTATCAGGTGCATTTAGTAACCGCAAGCAGTTGGCCAGGTGCAGAACAATACCTTAGAAGGTCAGGGGCACAATTGCACATCATACGAAATAAAGAGACTATCCCTTTTGACTACCAGATAGCCATCGGAGACTCAGCATGGGATATACCTATGCTTTGTAAAGCTAAGTACCTTTTCTGCCCAGCCGATGCCTCTTTAGAGGTCAAGTGTCTGGATGGAGTTTATCCATTAATGACACCCGGAGGGCAAGGAATTATGCTTGAATTGGTCCGCATACTTAGTCAATGGGGTACAGATGTTGATAAGTTATAACACTTATATTTGGTAGATTCAAAAATTTTTCGTATATTAGGGGGTGAATAAAGGGTAAAAAATCAACGAGCCTTCAGTCCTTCGGGGTTGAGGGCTTTTTTACACTATGCCTTACAAATCAAGAGCCCAAGCAGCTTTCTTTAACATTAACAAGAAAAAGCTCGAAAAGCAAGGAGTTAATGTGGAGGAGTGGAATAAAGCCTCCAAAGGCAAGAAACTCCCTAAGATGGCTAAGAAAAAGAAGTAATGTCATCACTCACCACCATAGACTGGGATGTTGTAGGCGAATACCTAATGGCAGGATGCTCTGGAGTAGAAGTAGCCGCACACCTTGGAATCCACGAAAACACTCTGTATCAACGATGTAAGTCGGATTTAGGGGTCGATTTTGTGGCATTTAAGCAAGAAAAGCAAGCATCAGGAGAAAGCCTTTTAAGGAAGGTCCAATTTGATGCAGCAATCAAAGATAAAGACCGAGCTATGCTTATCTGGTTAGGCAAGCAAAGGTTAGGTCAGAAAGAAAAAGGCGAGCAAGATATTAAGGTTGATGGCGGCATTAACATAGTATTCAAGCCAGCCAATGAGACAAGTTGATATTCGATATACAAGTGTCTTTGAAAGGAACTTACTAGCCTATCAAGCAAAAAGATATAGGGTAATAGCCAACCAAGGCTCTACTCGATCTGGTAAGACTTATTCAATTTCACAACTTTTAGCTCTTTACATACCGCACAAGGAAAAGGTTACGATTTCGGTGGTTAGTCCATCATTACCTCATCTAAAGAGAGGTGCTAGGCGAGATATCCTAAAGATACTCGAAGATGCTGGCCTTTACTCAGATGACAACTTTAACAAGACCGACAATGTCTATCACTACCCTAATGGCTCTTATATAGAGTTCTTTGGGGCTGAGGACTCGGGTAAGGTAAGAGGACCAGGCAGAGATATCTTGTATATAAACGAGGCCAATCTTTTGCCCCACTCTATTTACCAGCAGTTAGCCCTAAGAACCAAGCAAACCATCTTCTTAGACTTTAACCCAGTCGATGAGATGAGCTGGGTGTACGATGTCGCTGACAAAGAAACTAACCTCTTAATCCACTCAACCTATAAAGACAATCCTTTTCTGCCAAGTGAGCAGGTACAAGAGATTGAAAGTTTGAAAGATGCAGATGAGAATCTTTGGAAGGTCTTTGGGTTGGGAGAAAGGGGTAAGTCATCAGAGATAATCTACACACACTGGAGACCGGGTTACTTCCCGGATGAATGCGAAACGGTTTATGGCTTAGACTTTGGCTACTCAGTACCAACTGCTTTAGTCAAAGTAGGGTTTTACGAAAGTCAGACCTTTGTAAAGGAGATGCTTTACGAAACTAAGCTAACAACCACCGATTTAATAGAAAGGTTAAAGCTCTTAGACATTAAAAGGTCCGATGAGATATTTTGTGATGCTGCTGAGCCTAAGACTATTGAGGAACTGGTAAGGGCTGGGTTCAATGCCAAGCCTGCTGAGAAGGATGTCTATGCTGGCATCCAAAAGGTAAAAAGCCAGCCATTGATAGTATCACCTGACAGTAGTAACCTAATGAAAGAGATTAAGTCCTACAAATGGAAGGTTGACAAAGATGGCAAGGTCCATCCAGATGAGCAGCCAGTTAAGATGTGGGATCACCTTTGCGATGCGATGCGGTATGCAATATATACAAAACTAAACAAGCCTAAGTTCGAGGTGATGGCTTGGTAAAATAAAGAAAGTGGGCAGAATACAAGATGCGTGGGATGCGTTAACTAAGAAGGCGGTGCCAATGATGCCGGTAGGTCAGCCCTTTGCTTCCTATCAGGTAACTGGAGGAACTTTTGTCGGTATTACTGACAATCGTACTAACTACATTCGTGATGGCTATCAAGTTAACGACATTCTCTATGCCACTATAACTCTGATTACAGACAAGGTAAAACTGCCTGACTGGTCCACTTACAAGGTAGTCGATGAGGCTGCTTTTAAGGCTTATGAGGGCCTAATGAGAAAGAAAGACATCTCTACCGAGGACTTTCAAAAGGCAATGGGCTATAAGAAGAAAGCCTTAGAGCCAATCTATGTAGATAGACTTACAGAACTTTTACGATATCCTAACGACTATGAGACCTTTCAAGATTTGGTAGCCAACTCAACTGGTTGGAAGCTAATTACTGGAGGTCGTTGTATTTGGGCTCAGATGCTTGACATGGGAGCCAATCAAGGCAAACCCTATCAGTTACATAACCTACCTTATCAAGAGGTATCTATTATAGCATCTACCAATCTGTTCCCAATTGTTGAGGAAGGGTACATGATACCAGTCCTTTCAAATGCTTTATTCCCTAAAAGCCAAGTCTTACATGACAAATACCAGAACTATGACTGGGATGTCAACGGAGCTCACCTTTATGGTATGAGCCCACTTAAGGCTGCTTTAAGGAGACTTAGCCGATCTAACTCAGCCATCAAGGCTAGTGCGGCCATGCTGGAAAATCAAGGGGTAAAGGGTGTACTTTATGTTGATGACCCAAGAGTCATGAATGGTGGGGTAGATGTTGCCGATACAAGAAAGCAAGTAGAAGCTATTAAGAGTAAACTTGTGGGCAAAGGCGAGTGGGTAGGATCAGAGAACTGGGGCCGCATTGGTGTCTCTGGTTACAAGATGGGATGGCAGTCTGTTGGGCTTAACCCAGTAGAGCTATCTATTATTGATTCTGAGAAATGGGATTTGAAGCGGTTTGCATCCGTTTATGGGGTGCCTAGCCAGTTGGTAGGTGATTCTGAGTCTTCGACATATAACAACGTAAGAGAGGCTGAAAAGGCCCTTACAACTCGTTGTGCGATGCCAGCCCTAGTATCATTCCGTAACCACTTTAATAGAAAGCTACAAACAGACTGGGGATATAAGGGCCAGAATGTTTATATAGACTTT